GTGGTGTTGGTGAGTGTCCTGTCCTAGCAACCTCCTCAATTTGTCTTTGACTGTAGCACCAGTCATTACTTAGGTACTCACTGAAGTTCTTATTCTCATCAGCCAACATATCTCTCTCCTCTATAAGGCTAAAGACCTTGCGATATAATCTATCTATTTGTTCTTGTGTTGTTTCTTCATTCATTTTAATTCTCCTGTTAAAATCCAATACTTCTTAATTCATCATTCATTTGCTCGGGTGTTAGGTCATTCTCATCCCACTCTTGCACCCCACAATGCTCTTTACAGTCACTACATATGTCTGTATAGATTATATCAGCACCACAGCAGTCACTGACTGCCTCTAGCTCCTCTTCTTCATATGTAATCATTTTATACTCCTATTATCGTTTTCCCTATACTCTCTGAGTAATTTTGCGTGGAATCTAATCTCTTGAATCAGTTCCTCGTGGTCGTAATCAGTATATGCATTGGCATTATCAAATACCTCTATATAAATCTCTTTTAATTGTAGTTCAGTTTTATTCATTGTATTTTCTCCTTTTATTTTAATCCAGTAAAATCATATAGGCTTTAGGGTGATTTTCTCTGAACCAATCTAAACCTTTTGAGTGTATATCCCATAAACCTAGTGCTTCAGCACCCATAAGGGTATCATACACTGCCAATGCTTCAGGGTCAAGCATAATACTGTCACCTCCAAATCTATTTTCTACCCTTTGTGGCTCTTTATCCATAATTGTCACTTCAAATGGTAGTTTTGTTGTTTTAGTTTTATTCTTTGTCATTTTATTTTATCCTTGTTAACTTTGTTAACTGTTGTTGTTGTTTTAATTTTATTATACTAGCATAACAATGTTATGTCAAATAGTTACTAGATTAAATTTATTTATTTTGCCTTTAGTACCGTGCACTGGCACCACTATAGATTTTCCCTGTGCCTTATGTGCTCCATCGCATAGCATACAGTCTCTACACTGCACACCAGTGGCAATATTCGGACAGTCAATCTCTTTTGTGCTCTTATTCTCAAGCTCTCCAGTCTTTTGCACTCTAAAAGTACGCCAGCCGTAAGCGTGTGCCTGTAGTACGTCACTTTCAGTGTCACAGCTAGCCATAAAATAATCTTTATAATCGTCATTCTGTAGTAGGTGCCATTGGTGGGTATAACCTGTATAACCTTTTGAATGTTTAGCTATAAAATCAACTAGGTATAGAGGCAATAATACAGGCTCGCCATAGGCTCCAAATCTTACAGCCTTCCATTTTATAGCCTGTTTTAATACTCTTAAGTCTAGCGGTGTATACCTGCCTGCCTTGTATGCTTTATATACTGCATTAGGTGCCTGTCCTACATTGACATAACAAGTGTTATGCACTCTATGTGTGCAGTCAAAACATACTTTTGAATCCTCGCCTGTAGCTTTAGCCTCCACTGGTGACATATGTTTATTCAGAATCCATATTTGTGACATATCACCAGTTTTAACATTAGCACTGGCAAAAGTTATAATTTGCACTGTGTCTTTTGTTTCATTTAAAATCATACCTTTTATATTTTTCATTTTATTTTATCCTGTTGTTGTTGTTTGTATAGTTGATATTATACAGCCTTAACATTATGTGTCAACTGTATAACAGTGTTATGTGTGATTATTTTTTAGCCTGTGACTTCATATGCTTAAGAAAGTATTGCTGTGTTTCTTTATCCCATTCACTGAATAACTGATCAAAAGCATCTTGATCGAAAGAATCATTATCATATTGAATAGTTAACACTGATTCACTGTCACCTTCTGAATCACTACCGCCTTTCTTTGCTTGTTTCGGCTCTATGACTGGTGTTTGTCCTTTACCTAGTCCTTGCAATGATAAGCCAGTATTAGCTTTTGTCATAGCTCTATTGACTTGCACCTTAAGTGTTGCAGTGTCTTGATTATTATCTTTCAACCAGCACGCTATGGTTATGATTTTCTCATAGCCTTGTTTCCCCTGGTCCACTAGTGCTGTGATTCTAGACTGTGCACTGCCACCTAGTTTATTGACCATTAGATATATAGCTATAATCTCTCTTTCTGGTCCTTGTAGTCCGCTTTGATTATCTAGCTTGTTGTATAGGTCTAGGTCGATTAAATCCATAGGTAGTTGCGTTGTATTTGTAGTCTTTGCTTTTGTCTTTGTTGTTTTCATAGTATTTTCTCTTATGTAGTTTAATAGTGACACTGTTGTATTTATACTACACTGGTGTGCCTTTCCCTGTGTATGCCTGTATTATATCAAAGTGCTACCAGTGTGTCAACACTTTGTGTGACTTTATTTTATCCCTGGCAGTACATACGCACGGTGTACGTATAACCTTGTTATGTGGTATCACTATATATTTTCTGTGTGTCACCTGTGTGCTCTATGGTGTGAATCACTAGCATTCCCCTTTGTATTCTGTCCTGTGTGTCACCTGTGTGTCACCTGTGTGTTACCTGCCTTTTGAGTCCTGCAGTGCCACCAGGGGGACCCAGAGACCCCACGCACACTCCCGTGTGTAGCTCAAGTACAGATGGGAGGGACTTTGGGGGTATTAAGTTATTTAATAGATACACTGCATATAGTGTCTGGTGCGGGAAGGGACACTAGATGTAGTAGGGTATAACTTTATTTCACCTTAGCTATTGACTTTAGAGGGAAAGTATGGTATAATATTAGTATAGTAGTTCTTAAAGTTTACTACTAAAGATTCACCTGAAGAGCCTAACACTCAGACAACTCTTTAATCATCACCATTATGGTAATAGTAAAGTTTCATACCTAAAGTAATAAACTAAAGTGATAATCATTATAGTTATCAACGAAAGTAAAAACCTTAAGTAGGAACTTTATTTAACATTTATGTTCAATGTTAAGTTATCTAAGATTAGTCTTAAGTTAGGTTCTATTTTAGAACAGCACTAAGGATTAGTCTATGAGACCAGATGACAAAAGAAGGAATAATAAAGGGAACCCTAATATGGTTAAGGGTAAGTCTCTAAATCCTAATGGAAGACCTAAGGGTAGTGTCAATAAATATACTGCCTTAAGTAGAGAGTTAATGTCTACTAAGGGACCAGAGATTGTAGAGAAGGTCATAGAGATGGCTTTAGAAGGAGACCGTACTTGTCTTAAGATGTGTATGGATAGAATCTTACCTACAACTAAAGCAGTAGAGTTAAGGTCTTCTGAAGGTAATGGTCAGGTAGTCATCAACATAGGTGGTCTTGAAGCTAAGGTTATAGAAGCAGAAGAAGTAGCACCACTAGAGTATGCAGAAGGTGTCATCATTGAGGATACTCAGTTAGATGAGAAGGTAGTGAACATAGGTGGCTGAGCTAGATGTTAAACTACACCCTGCACAGCTAGAGATATTTAACTCTACAGCTAGATTTAAAGTAGTATCAGCAGGAAGAAGATTTGGTAAGTCCAGGCTAGCAGCTTGGATACTAATCATTAAGGCACTACAGTCTGAAGAGAAGGATGTATTCTACATTGGTCCTACCTTCCAACAGGCTAAAGATATTATGTGGGGTATGCTCAAGGAATTACTATTAGGTACTGACTTGATAGCTACCACACACGAGAATACAGCTACTATGACATTAGTCAACGGTAGGAAGATTAGTCTCAAAGGTTCAGATAGACCAGATACTCTAAGGGGTGTGGGTCTAGCTTATGTAGTTCTAGATGAGTATGCCTCTATGAAAGTAGAAGTGTGGGAACAAATCATCAGACCTACACTAGCAGATGTAAAAGGTGGTGCTATGTTTATTGGTACTCCAGCAGGTAAGAACCACTTCTATGAGTTGTGGTTAGATGCTAATAAAGAAGAGAATGAAGACTGGGAAGCATTCCAATATAACTCTACAGACAATCCTTTGATTGACCCTGAAGAGATTAAGACTGCTAAGAATACTATGTCTACCCAAGCCTTCAGGCAGGAGTTCGAGGCTAGCTTTGTGTCATTTACTGGTGGTATCTTTAAGTCAGAATGGATTATTACTGATGATGAAGAACCTGAAGATGGTAACTTCGTTATGGCAGTTGACCCAGCAGGTTATGAAAATGTGGAGAAGGAACGTGGTATTAAAGGCTCTAAGCTCGATGAAACAGCAATTGCTATCGTTAAAATCGATGGTGACCATTGGTGGGTTAAATCTATACTTCACGGTCGTTGGTCCATTAAAGAGACCGCTAAGAAGATTTTATCGTCAGCTATTGACAATGAAGTCACGACTGTAGGTATTGAGGCAGGAGCACTTAAGAATGCTATCTTACCTTATCTAGAAGATGAGATGAGAACACAAGGTAGATGGGTACCTATTACTGATGTGACTCACGGTGGTAAGAAGAAAGTAGATAGAATTACCTGGTCCTTACAAGGCAGACTAGAACACGGGAAGATTACATTTAATCCTGACCCTAGATACATTAAGGACTTAGAGACACAGTTGATTGAGTTTCCTACT